CAGATGATTATTCTTTTTTGGAGTTTGGGGGTCATTTCTTGGTCATACTTTAACCCCAACCCTACTCGCCAAATTGATACAACTTTCGCCGCAGGTTTATTGTCAGCGGTGACAGCCCAGTACGGCCTGAATATTAAAAAAGGTAATGACAAAAAGAAACTTAATGATAATGTTAAGATAGTTGACAATAAAGACTCTAAAGTAGGTATCAAATGAAAAAACTTCTACCACTTTTGCTACTTGCTGGTATGCCAGCTTCATATGCTGATATAACATCTTCAATAACATCATCTGTAAAACTTGAAGTAGCTGCTGCTGGAACTACTGCTGATCGTATAGGTAACTCTTACTCTGTTTCTGGAACAGGAGTTAATACAACAGATGGAACAACTGCTGGGAGTGTTGGCGGTTTGGGAGCAGCGACTAATGGTGTAAATGCTTATACACCAATTACAGCCAGCCAGCTTACAGATGGCGAGAGCTTCACATACACAGTTTCACACACAACTGGCGATACCATTGCGACATCTCTAACTGTTGGCGAGGTAAGTCCTTTTGGAGACTTAACAAGTACGAGTGGAGGGACAGCTACGAATTTAGCTGGTACTGTTGATAATCATGTAATCACAATAACAGCAGGGTCGGCTGGTACTACGGCTACAGGACAATATGTAACGAGTGTAACTGTAGATTAATATGAGCTATGCGGAAGCTTTTATTACTGTTTTTTATATATGCTTTACCAGCTAACGCAAATATCGTACCAAATTTTGTTCAAGGAAATATGTCATCTACGACTACGACCCAAAGTACACTCACAGAATCAATTACCAGTAAGGACTACTCTACAGGCTATGAATATACAGTTACAGGTACAGGCATCCAACATGATGGGAGTAGTATGTCGCCAGATGCAACTTCAATTACTGGAACTGTAGGAGGGCATAGTTATACATGGACAGGAGCAGATATGACAACAAAACCAAACTGGACATTAACAAACCCCACTTCTGGAAATGCCTTTCAATTTACAGAAACATATTCTGGGCCAGGACTTCAAAACGTAACAACCATAAATCGCACCATAGAAACAGAATCAGTTACTACTACTACTTCTGTGTTCTCGCAATAATTTTAAGTCCAGTAAAAGTATTTGCTAATGCTGTAAGTCAGTCAAATTCTGGCAGTGTAACTAATCAAAACTGGAATGTAAATAATGGTAGCTTCCACACTAATCAATTTGGTGGTGGTGTTGTATGTCAAGGAGCAATGATGACCATAACTCCCTTTACTACATTTAATTCAAATTATCGTAAGCCTTATCGAGATTACTATTACACGCCTGTTTATGACGAAACTGATATTGAAGGTGACTTTGATGAGGATGGTAACCCTATAGGAGATGGTACGCCAGATAATCCAGGTGATATTTTGTTCTATCAACAAAATTATTCTGGAACTAATAAAGACAGTTTTGCACTCGGAACAGGGATAACTTTAAATTTTTCAATTCCTTTAGATAGGCAATATACAAAACAATGCAAAGAGGCAGCCCAAGTACAAAATGATATAAATAAACAAAAGCTTAAAAATCTTGAGCTCGACTGGCACATGGCACGTTTGCGTCATTGCGGAGAAAAAGCAATTTCAGGTATAAGATTTAAAAAAGACAGCCCTTACTATAATTTATGCAAAGATATTGAAATTGTAGAAAAAGCTAATCAGGTATTACCGCACAAACACAAATTAGAGTAGCAACTGACGCTCCAACAGAGCAGAGGTTGAGTCAACAACTTGATAATGGGTCTGGTTGCTAAAGACAAGCTACGGGTGTTCACTTGTCTAAAAAAGCATCGGTCCTGGGCTCACGTTTAAACTACCCTTTCGAGTAGGGGCTGGCAGGTTGCGATGCTAATAACTATTTTACCTTATCTTTCTTCTTTGTCAGCTTTTTTACTAATTGTTTAACTAAAGGCTTGATAGCATTAACCAAAAGTGGAGTGGTAGCAGCAACCAAAGCAATGCCAGCAGCAGTAGCAGAATCTTTGGCTGAAGGAAGATACTGGTCGATGAACTTTGTGTCCTCATAAAGCGTTATGCACTCTTTCTTATTATCAGACAGTTTATGGCCGACAACACGTTCCAGTTTTTTATCGTTACGAAAGTCTCCTACTCTTTGATCTTTGTCTCCTGGGCATTTTATAAAAAACTCTTCTTCTTTTTTTTTAGGTAGTTCAGGTTTTTTTTGTTCATATTTAGGCTGTACTTCATCAACTTGCTTTTTTTCTTCTTGTTTTATCTCAGTAATTTCTATTTTTCTTTTGTCATATAGTAAAGGTTCAAATGTAGGCATTGAACCATAAGGACACGAAATGGTAGTGCCTTTTGGGTCATCATTATATAAGGCAGTATTTTTTGGACTAGCATCTCTGTGATACCTTACACAACCAGGCAACTTTAATGATGGCAGTGGTACATTTAAAACTTGATATGGATTGTAAACTGGTACGTTTATTTTTTGTACATCTATTTTTGGAATTTCAATTTCGGGTATTTCCATTTTTTTTAGAAAAATACTTATACATTGCAAAAGCACAAGCTGAATAAATCAAAATTGCCAAAAAAACAGTAAATACAGGTAAAAACATTTAATTAATAGGAATAGATGGACCACTAAATTTTGGTAACTGCTTTGGTATCTCTTCTACCATTTTTTCTTTAAGATCGCCCATTATTTTATTTTTTAAAGTTCTCTCAAACTCAGGTGACTTCATGTAACGAACAGCAAGAAATGCACCAACAGACATTGAACTTACCATTAAAAATGAGATAATTGATAAAACATTAGCTATTTTTTGAAACATGGTAAAAGAAGCTATCCTCCGAGCAATAAGTCATAGCCTTATTATATCAATGCTGCTCATAATACCAACCATAGCCCCTTTATATTTAATAACAGGACTAATGACAAGACAACTGACAGATAAGGTTAACTAGCTGGTACGAAACTTCCCTGCGTAGGAGTTTTCTCTTCACTAATTTTTAAAGTTAGTCTAGATAAAATTTCATCAACTCTATCCGTTCCAAGGACAGCTTTTACATCAGCAATAATATCTGCTGTTTTTAAATCTGTTCTACTTGTTAAAGATTCTGGTCTTGTTAAAGCACAGCTACCATAGTTATCAGCAGAATAATCTCCATCAACTCTAATTACAGTCCAGTGTGCAGTATGACAAAAGCCATCGTCTACATTAAAGTCAACACCAGCTAATCCCCAGGTAACACTAGCCATCGACTACGGCCTCTGCACCTTCTTCTTCTTGAACCATTTGCACTAATTCTGCATACTGAGAATTTTTGACGTTGAACTGTTCAAGAACTTGTGCTTTTTCGTTTTCTATCTTCTTACCTTCTTCAGTAAGAGCATTGAACTTATCAGCTAAAGCTTGTGCTTCCAGCTTACGTTCTTCACATCTTTCAGATAGTTTTGACATAATTTTTAAATAATTGTACTAATGATAACTAAGAGTAGACTTTTTTACCATCAACAACAGCTTTGTCGATAGCAGTAAAATCTTCGCTAGTCCAAATTGATGTTGTTTCATCAAGCTTTTTGTATTCCTTGATAATTTCAAGATGCTCTACATTACGCTTGATTTTGTCTTTGTATTCATCATCAGTTTCTTCTGATATTTGAGCAGTATTGATAACAGTTACGCTATCACCAGCAGCAGAGAAGATTGCTGCAATTTCATCTGCGGTTAATTCTTCCATGATAAAAAAAGTAGTTAGTTACAGTTTACCCTGCTTCGAGGGCTGTGACTTTTGCTGATAATTCTTTAATAGCATTTACAAGTATTGGTATCAAATGTGATCCTTGATATTTTAAAGAATTTTCATTACTATTATTAATAACCACTGGATCTGATCCTTCTAAAGCTAAAATATCTTGAGCTAAAAATCCATATTTTTTATCTCCATGTTTTTCAGAAGAACCACGTTCTTTTGCAAACCAAAATGATTTAGGTTTTAGTTGATTTACAAAATTTAAGCCAGTTGTAATATCTTTTATATCTGTTTTATCTCTTTCATCTGAACCTACTGTCCAATCAACTTTAATGTAAGCATGAGTAATATTATTGTTACCTAATACAATACGATTATCGTCATCATCAATTTCAGCGGGTGAACTTGATGTGCCAGCTTCATAACCTAATAATAAATTATTATCTCCTGTTGATAGAGCTGTACCAGAATTATAACCAACTACAGTATTAAATGCTCCAGTTGTACAATTTTCTCCAGAATTTGAGCCTAAACCAGTATTACCTCCATTAGTAGTAGTTTTAAAAGATTCACACCCTATAAGTGTGTTATGTGATGCTGTAACGCAAGTTTTTCCAGCTTCTCTACCAACCGCAGTATTGTTAACACCTGTAGTGTTAGCTGAAAGTGATACAGCCCCAAAAGCCGTATTATTATCTGCTGTTGTGTTTGCATCCAAAGCTGCATGACCCATGGCAGTATTTTGAGTGCCAGTTGTGTTTAATGCTAAAGCACTCCTACCCACCGCAGTGTTATTTGAAGCGGTTGTATTTGATACTAAAGCATTATGTCCGACAGCTACATTATCGCTACCTGTTGTGCTTTGAACTAAAGCTCTATCTCCTACAGCAGTGTTATCGGCTCCAGTTGTGTTAGAAGTTAAAGCAGCAAAACCAACGGCAGTGTTGTTATCGGCTGTGGTATTGGCATCTAAAGCACCCTTTCCAACAGCTGTATTCTCAGTTCCAGTTGTGTTTGCTTGTAAAGCATCAGAGCCTACAGCAGTATTGTTCGCAGCTGTGTTATTTTCAAGAGCTTGATAGCCTATAGCAGTATTATCTGCTGATGTCGTTACTAATTTAAGGGCTTGATAACCAATTCCTGTATTGTTTGAACCAGTAGTAACAGCACTTAAGGAAGAAACACCTACACCAGTGTTTTGAGTAGCACTCGTAGCAGCATCTAAAGAGAAAGCACCTACAGCAACGTTTGAATGTCCAGTGGTGTTTGCAAATAAAGCTTGATAACCAAACGCTGAATTACTATTTGCAGTTGTATTTAGTACAAGAGCATTATGTCCAAAAGCTGAGTTGTAAATACCTGTAGTATTTGATTCAAGACTACTTTTGCCTACTGCTGTATTAGAGCTTCCTGTAGTGTTGGATGATAGTGAAGAATAGCCTAAAGCAGTATTATTAGAAGCTGTAGTATTAGCATCAAGGGCATTAGCTCCAACGGCTACGTTTTGAGTTCCAGTTGAGTTTTGATTTAAAGCACTTGTACCAAAAGCAGTATTGTTTGATGCAGTTGAGTTAGAAGCTAAAGTACCTGTACCAAAGGCACAATTACTAGCTCCAGTTGTGTTTGCATTAAGAGCTAAATCTCCAACAGCTGTATTGTTACTTGCAGTTGTATTAAAACCTAAAGATCCTCTACCTATAGCAACGTTAGATGCACCTGTGGTATTTGCTGTTAAAGCATTATGACCAACTGCTGTGTTGTCAGATCCTGTAGTGTTAGCATCTAGAGAATAATTACCAACGGAAACATTTTTTGCACCAGAAGTATTTGAAAATAAAGAAGTTCTACCTATAGCTACATTATTTGCTCCAGTTGTATTTGTGTATAACGCACTAAGTCCAACTGCTGTGTTGTCTGATCCTGTAGTAGTTCCAGACATAGCACCTTGTCCAACTGCTGTGTTGTTATTAGCTGTGGTTGCTGCATCTAAGGTTAAAGATCCTACCGCTACATTATTTGCTCCAGTTGTGTTTGCTCCTAGTGCATCTGTGCCAACCGCAGTGTTGTTGCTCGCAGTTGTATTAGCATCTAAGGCTCTTCCGCCTACAGCAACGTTATTAGCTCCAGTTGTATTTAATTTTAATGAATTATGACCAATGGATGTATTTAAATCAGCAGTTGTATTTGCTGTTAACGCTCCAAGTCCTACAGCTACATTTGCATCTCCTGTGGTATTTGCGTCTAATGCACTTGCTCCAATAGCTACGTTGGCTGTTCCAGTTGTGTTTTGCTGTAAAGCATCTTTACCTATAGCTGTATTATCACTCGCTGTATTATTGTCTAATGAACCTCTTCCTACAGCAGTATTATTATTGCCTGTGGTGACATATTGCAAAGAATTTCTACCAATAGCAGTGTTAGCTGTGCCAGTTGTATTTCGTGTTAAAGCTTGATACCCAATAGCAGTATTTGCATCAGCAGTAGTATTAGCATCTAAAGCTAAAGCACCTACTGCTACGTTCTGTGTTCCAGTTGTGTTTTCTGTTAAGGCTAAATAACCTACCGCAGTGTTGTTACTAGCTGTTGTGTTGGCATCTAACGCATTACCGCCTATTGCCACATTCTGAGCACCAGTTGTGTTTGCACCTAAAGCAGCAGCACCTACGGCAGTATTAAGATTTGCAGTTGTGTTTGCTCCTAAAGCATTAATTCCCAAAGCAACGTTATTTGCACCAGTGGTATTTGCATCAAACGCAGCAGCACCTAATACAGTATTTGCAGCACCACTTGTGGTTGAAAGTGCTGCGTTATGCCCTATTGCTGTATTATTATTTGCTGTGTTATTTCTTAAAGCAGCAAACCCCATTGCTGTATTTAAAGATGCTGTAGTCTGTTGTTCTAAAGCAGCATATCCACAGGCTGTGTTTTGACTACCAGTTGTTTGGCTTGTTAATGCACTACCTCCCAAGCCAGTATTAAAAGTTCCAGAAGTAAGGTTTGTTAAAACAGATTTACCAATAGCAGTATTGTAATTACCAGAAACAGAAGCGTCTAAAGCAGTTGCACCAAGAACAGTATTGTTTGATAGTGAGTTTGCACCTTTACCTATATTTACGCTGTTTATACTTGCATCAACAGTAAACGTAGCCTTTCCTGTGCTGTCTATTCTTAATCTTTCAGTAGGAGAAGCAGCACCATCAGCCGTTGTGCCAAATACCAAACGACCTGGCATATCATTACTTCCAGGTGTACCATCTACTTCTGCTTTTATATTTGCAGCTTTACTTATCAGATCAGTACCATCTGCACCAGCGAATATTAATTGACCTAAAATGTCTCCATCTTGAACAGCAGTCGTACCACCAATAGATGTACTTCTGGATTTTGCCAAATTTATAAAAGATCCAGAGGTATTAGCACCATTACCTACTAAAGTTATTTTTGCTCTTTGGTCCATTCCTTCAATTTGCAGTAAAGCATCAACCGCATTACCTACTAATCTTGAACTAGAAGTACCGATAAGAACCCGATTTTGGCTAGTAACTCTTAAACTTTCACTACCGCCATTTTCAACAGAAACAGTATTAGCAGCAGGGAATCTTAAAGCAGTATCTGTATCGCCAGAATGAATTAGTTTATCTGGAATAAATAAATCACTTGTAGTTGTTATAGCTCCTGTTACAGCTAACGTACCAGTAACATCTACTCCAGTATTAGCAGTTAATCTTGTTGTTCCTCCAGCAGCCAGACTGACAGTATTCGTTCCACCAAATATTCCACTATCACTATCTCCAAAGTTTATAGCAGGTGCAGAATTAGAACCATTAGGCATGGTCAATACACCAGTTAACGTACTACCAGCTTTTGCTACATAATTAGTATTTGATGTGGTACGTTCTGCTACTGTTACTGCATTTAATCCAGCAGGGGTTACAACTCTATTTGTAGCTGTCCCAGTTGTTGTTTCACTATTAGTAGCTAATTCCGATATACCCGAAACTGTAGTTGTAGCAGTGGGTGTTGATAAACTTCCTGGACCAAATATTTTTACGATACTATTATCACTGGCTCGCATAAAGCCACCAATGCTATTTATATTTGCGTTAAGTGCTATCTCACCGACAGCAGGTAAATCAGATGTACTAGGAGTGCTATCCTGTACAACACTATTCTTTAACTTAATTTGAATTGTCATAGTTTACCTTGACTTAACTAAAGGATACATGAATTTAGTAAGTTCCTCCACTAATTACTGAAACATTTTGGAAAGAACCACCTGCTTGCATAACTAATATCTGACCTGTTTGTGGACTACTGATCGTAACGTCAGATAAATCATTTAGACTAGACACACTACCAGGTCCAGATAAAGTATCAATTCTATCCCAATCATTTAATCCCATGCATAAACACCAATCACCTGCATCAAAACTTGTTGCTGGTACAACTGCTGTTCCATTTCCAGGGGTTATACAAACAAAATAAGCACCTGTTAACGATGCTGTACCTGCTGGAATTGCATTACCTACACTAAAACCTGCTGATACTCCAAAGCTTGTAAGCGTAACAATCAAGCCATTCGTTGCATTAAATGTTCCGCAGAATCTAAGGTTTTCTTCTGATAATCTTCCAAAACCAACAGAAAAGAAACTGTTGCCATTAAATATTCTTAACTGTCCTGTAGATTCTTGTAACCAAAAAACACCAGTAGGTAGGTCAGTTATATCAGGAGATGCTTCTTGTATAAATCCAGTAGATAAGTTTGCTAACTTATCCATTGTTATGGAATCATTAGCTAAAAAGTTTGTACCAAACGTTCCAGTAGTAATTTTTGAAGTAGCTAAATCAGGAATATCACTTGCTGCTAAAGTTGTACCTGCTGTAACAATACCTTTTGTAGATACAGTAACTTTTGTATAAGAACCTGCTGCAACACCACTATTAGCTATTGATAAAACACCTGCACCAGAAACCGTTAAAGGTGTAGAAGTGGTAGGAACAGACATAGCACCTACAGCAGTAGTCGTAGCCACTGGTAAATCTGATGCCACCAAAGGAACAGAACCTGTAATTAATCCTTTATTACTAAATGTAATTCCTGATCTAGTAGTACCAGTAATAGTATTATTAATTGAAATAGCACCTAAATTATTAACAGTGAGACCACCTGCTGTTGGTACGCTTACACCACCAACTGCTGATGTCGTAGCCTCTGGAATATCACTTGCAACTAATGCTGCTGTAGATGTTATCAATCCTTCGTTATTATATGTAATACCATTTCTTGAAGATGCTCCACCTGTTACTGCATTATTTATTCCTAAATTACCTGACGCTACATTTAATGATCTATCAATATTAGATGTATTTAATTTTGCTGCTGTTATTGTTCCATCTGTTATTTTTGTACCTGAGACAGCTGAGATTTTAACATCAGTAACAGCCGAATTTGCAATCGCAGCCGTATCAACAGCATTATCAGCTAGTTCACTAGAACCAACTGCATTTGCAGCAATTTGTGTAGCAGTAATAGTATCATTAGCAATTTTGGCAGCAGTAACAGCATTAGCAGCTAATTTATCTGTAGTTA